AACTCGATTTAATATTTTCCCAGAATAAACGCCAGATCCTAAATTCCATCCAGAAATATAAAATGATGTGTTGCTCGATGAATCATAACTATAGAATTTATATTCTATTCCAGTTCCATTATTATAAAAATATGTATCTTGATTTACCACTTGTGTAATATTAGTATACCCGAGGCCAGCATTTACTGTAACCTTGGCATAGTTTTCAACTAAATAATTTCCAGTAGTTGATGTTAGTATAATATTACTAGAACTGTCTAATATTGAATATGATAAAGGATAAGTACTTATGTTGCTTAAACTTCCATTGTCTTTAATATAAATTACATTATCCAAAACATCTTCTATATCATAATCTGTTGCTGATATTCTAACCTTATAAGATGCTGTGGCATAGCCTTTTGATACATCCCACAAAGTTTTTATATTATATTTATTATAATTAAATGAAGCGTCTGATAGTTTATATTTATTTGCTTGTGTAACAGTAAATGAAGGATCATCAATAAAAATATTTGAAAGTTTGTATGAAAAATTAGACAAGTTTATTGGTTCTGCTACAGACTCTATTACTTGTATGTAAAACCCATTAGGATTAGAAACAGTGTAATTTCCAGTATAAACTCCGCTAGTTATTTCTAAAAAAGTTTTACTTGAATTTGAACTTATTCCTATATTTTGAAAATTTACTCCATAAGAAAATAAATTAATAATTTTATTATATGCATTTGTAGAACCAGTATCTAAAACTGTTTCTGATGCAAGATTATTTCTTAACATGTTTATAGGATATGGTCCATAATAAACAGCTCTGTTTAACATAATTTGAGCATTTCCAGCGATAGTAAATTCATTTCCATTATAAACTATAAAAGTTTCTATTGTTTCTTCTGGCGGAATAAAAAAATCTTCTAAACTTGCTGAAATCCAATGATCATTTAAATTAGCATGCAAAGGAATGTATTCATTTAAAATTTCATAATATTCAGTAATTCTAAAACTCGAATAATTCTCAATTTCTACAACAATATCAAAAAAAGAACTTATTGTTCCACGGCATGGCTCTATAAAATTCTTATCTATATCACAAGGTTCTTGGCTATCTCTTAAAGAACCATTATATTCATCCATGTTATAAACATTTTCACTATATGGAAAAATAGTTCTTATTTTTCCAAAATTTGTAGGACCAGTTATTGGATTTTTCTGAGCAACAATTACGCCAAACATAGAGTCAAATTCAGATATTAATCGAGTGTTCCAATCTTTTTTAGGAAAGTCAAAATACCTATCATCTCTTTGGTCTGCAAGAGGCAAGGTTTTTATATAATTGTAAATTGTTACATCCGAAGGATTTGTAAAAGGAAGTATTTGGTATGTTATTTTTATGTGGTCGCCTAAAACTAATGGGTTGCCAACCCATTTCATAACACTCTTGCCATCAGAAGTTGTTATTGTAATGTTAGACAAAGAAGAAGCAGAATATGGGTCTTCTTTTTTTCTAAATTCTATTTCAAAATAAGTCGTATTTATTGGCAAAGATATATTGGAAAGAATAAACTCGTTTATTCCCAAATATTGAAAACTTTCAGCAAACATAAAATCAGTTCCGCACTGCCAGAGCTGATCAAGTTTTACTAGTCTTATGTTAGCTTCAGATAAAGCTTGTTTTAATCCTTCGTAAGTACCTTTCTTTTTTGCTTTTGGCATTGCAGTTTTAATTTGCCTGCGCCAAAGTGTAGGATCTTGAGTTCTTAACTTTAATGAAAAAAGATTTGAAAGAAAAACTAAAAGAGGTTCTTGCGTTGCATTAGCATCTTGTATATCTTGAAGTTGCAATCCTAAATTTTCAAGAATATTAAAGCCACTTGCAATTGATTTATTTAATTTATTCAAAGTATCAACACTAACATCATCATTTGCATAATTTGTAAAATACATTTCTGGAGTATATGCTTCCAGCAATTTTAAATATTTATCTGGAGAAACAATATGCGAAGGCGTTGCAACTGTATTTGCCACGTCCGAATTTAAATAAAACTTAACAAAATCAGAATAAGTTTCAGTTGATAATGAATTTGGTTGCCAAGTAAAACATAAATAATAATCACCTTCTCTTACAGATGAGTTCGGCTTCCATGTAAATTCAAAATGGCCATATTGTATATTTTCTGTATTTGAAACTTTTTTAACAACACTATCTGTATTTGGCGCTCCGTTTACCCACAAAGATTCTGTTATAGATCCTATATTAAGTTCTACTATTGATTGTGTGAAATATACTGATGATGCTACTGAAGTATTAACAAGTTGCTTTCTTAATTCTTCTGCATCATTATAGTATTCTTGCTTTAAAGTAGGATTTACTTCTTGGCAATATTGTTGATATTTATTTAAATATTCTTTATATAATTTAATATCAAATGTTTCACTTATGTTTTGTAACGAAGTATCTCCATTTATATTTCTTGCTATGAAATAAATTTTAATATTCGTTATTGCGTATGGGTCTTGGTTGAAACAACCCATATTAGCTGTATCTTTTTGCGGAGTGTAAAAGTCTATTATTATTTGATCATTTACATTCGGATTTTCATAATAATATTTAAGCATTCAAATCTCACTCATATTCAAATGTTATTTGAACATCTCCATATGGTCTTATTATTTCAAAATACCTTGTTGTTACCAATGGTACAGACTTGCTATCTGTTACAGTAACCAAAGATATGTCATAACTATTTGGCTCTGTTACATTGTTTAAAGCTTTTACCACATCAGTTTGCTTTAGTGTTTGCCCATAGTCCCAATTATTTAAATTAAAGAAAATATTTAAACTATTTTGTATTTGGCTTTTAATTCTATCTTCAAATGGTTTATAAAAATTATTAATAATAACTGCAACACTAACCTGAACATATACTACCAAACCGTCTCTTATGCAAATATTATCTGTTATCATTTTTTTAGTGTCAAGATAATCTAACATTTCAGCTTTAAATTGAGAACTGGCTAATTTTAAACCGTCTTGACCATCTTTAACTAAAACAAATATTTCAATTATGTTTGCAGAACATCCGGAATGTCTTAACGCTATAGTTGCCTTTCCTGTTGTTCCATTATATGGTGTGGAAAATTGATTGCATAACGTTTTATAATCTTCTCCAGTAACAGCTCTTTCTTGAGATTTTATATAGAAAGGCAGTTTCCTTCTTATGTCTTCTACCCCGTCACCACTATACCCATTTTCACCTTTAGTATAATTTGTAAAATTAACAATTATACTAGATGCTTGATTTGGAATTGAAATTAAAGCATCAATGCTGGCAGCGTTTGTTACAATGTCGCCTATTGGACCCCCTCCAACTCTATATGTTACGTTTATTGTCGCATTTAAAGAAGGACACAATCCAGCTCTATTGTTGCCAAATATTACATATAAACTATAATCTGATTTATATTCAATTCTGTATTCTTTTCTTGGTTGACTATCTGTGAAAAAATCTACTTGATTCCATTGTTCACCATTAACATAAACACGAACAGATCCAAGAAGAACCGGAAGAGATGAAAGTAAAAATGATTGGTTTATTGTTCCCGTTCCAAGAAAACTATCAGTAACAGTTTGTCCTTGCAAACCAACTATATTAGAATTTACTAACTTGCCAGCAGATATGATTATTGATTCATCAAAAATAGGCCTGTTAAAACTATCTGCTGGATATAATTCATAATTTACCGATTGATTCCCATTAGTAATTTGAACATCAAAAGGAGCAGGTATTTCAACATTGTTTATTTGAGCCGTATTTATTCTAGCTGTCCACATACATTTTGAAGCAACTGGTGGAAGTGGTTTGTAACCTACTAAACCCGCTAACCTAAAAGCATTATCAATTTCTGTTACTGTATCAATAAAAATTTCATTTGCAATTTGATCAATTTTAAAAGATAAAGTATCTGCTATAAATGCCCAGTTTTCTACTAACATTATTGCTATGCTAGATTCAACAAAATCACTAAATTTATCAGAGAAGTTTTGCTGAATATATGTTAAAAGTCGAGATTTCATAGACCAGAAATCTTGATTCGTGTAATTTAAATTTACAGCAGTAGGTCTATTTACATTGTTTGTAACTTTATAAGGAGTTACATCAAAAGGACAAGACTCAGCCATTTGCATCACCGCCCAAAGGTAGTTCTAGTTTCAGTACACTTACATTTTGCAAGTTGCTTAAAATACTATATAAAAGTTTAACTCTCATAACATGCGGATCATCAGGATCATTGTATTCGCTGTAAGCTCCATAAGACTTGCCGATATTTAAGTTGGGGTTGTTTACTCCAACTGAATAATTGTTAACGTTAGAATCAAAAAAATTAGGCATTGTACTAGGACCGCCAGAAGTAGAAATCTCTAAATTTCTTACAACAATTCTTGGCTCCCAATTTTTTATTGCAGCAAGAATATCATGTTTAACATTATTAACTAAATCCTGAGTATTTTGTTCAAACAAATATTTTCTAAGAGGTGTGCCATATTGTGGAAGCATAACCCTTTCACCAGGATTTGTTAATATTAATTGTAACAAATCTCCTTTGATTGTAGCTTCTTCTTCAACACTCCTAAGCAGCCCTAAAGGACTGGGAGTTATTGGGTACGGTGCGCCTAATAATGCCATAACTTTATATAGTTAAAAATGAAACTAATTATCACCTAGCTTCTGGAATATCTGATTTAACAACATTCTGAGAATTAGGAGATGCACTAGAATAAAAGCGATCACTAATTTTTAAAACACCTCTTCCAGTAGCCTTGCCGTTTGAATCATATGTTGGAACCCACACAACAACAGGAAAACAACCCGGACCTTTCCCTGTTACTTTGCCATCTTTGTCTTTTTGATCATAGTCTTTTCCAGCCAAAACAGCCGATATATCATCTGCTATACTTATTATCTTTTTTGACAGGGTAAAAGAATTACCTGTTGAACCAGTTAAAACCATGTTGTTTCGACTTGTATATGTTAGTTTATCTCCAAAGTTATCAACCAAATCGTTTCTTTCGCTTTCAGACTGTTTGTTTAACCATCCAATGACTTCATAAGAATGATCTGTTGTAGTTAACAAAAATGACCCGCCACACCTCAATCTAACTTGACCCGGGCCATCTGCCCTTTCTGCAAAAGATAGCATGTGGGGCCCATATTTTTGATTATCTTTCTGCGGTGAAATAATTCGAATATATTGACTGGCTGTATTTTTTTGTCCACCTTGATCAACCATTTCAAATCTTAATCCATAACCAGTTCTCATCTCAATATAAGATTCACTAGATTGTGCTTCCGCAGGGTTGTCTCCCTTTCTTGGAAGATTGGATTTTTTGTTACCTCTTGCAGATAATGTTAAAGTATTTGTTGATGAATCTTTAAGCCTAATTCCATTATTAATTGTAGCATATCCTTTTTCATTTGATGCTTCATCACATAGAAATATTTCGTTTCCATTTGCAGACGCAATTTTAATACCATTTTCAGCAGCTCTTGTATTTGTTGAGCTTTCTATATCATTCATTGTTATTTTATGACCAGTTGCTGAAACCCAATATGTTCTTCCCATGTATTTGTTTGTGCAACCAAAATCAAAATCTCTTAAACTAGAATGCCAATCAGAATTTCCAACTGGAGCTTCTACAGAATCGTCCATTACCCATGAATGCCCAGATATTGAAAGCAATTGAATTCCTGTCTGAGGTAAATCACACTTGTTATTTTGAGGTGTTTGAGGTCCTTTATAAGGTCTGCATTCATTTGCATTTTTAAAGAATGGATTCTTGCCAATTTGATTGTTTTTTGTTTGATTATCTGGTTTTCTATTATTTGGAATATTTTGATATGCATCACAAGACAAGTGTTTTTCATGTGCCGGAATCTTAAACTGATCATATTCAAAAAATGGAGTATTTGCATCTTGATTTTCTTGATTCAACTCTGTAACACTTGGTCCCGCCATAGAAGTATCAGCAACTGGGTTTGGAATTCCTATAATACAACTTACATCACCATCAGCATGAGAAGTGTCTCCGCACTTTGGATTTGACCATTGTCCTCCGTAATGAAATGGATCATCCTTAAACATCATCCAGTTCCCATTTCCACTCATAATTTCAAGTCTTTTCCATCTTCTATTACACTTCGCATCTCCATCAACCATTTTTAACATATGCTTTTCTGGAGTTTTAAATCCATAAATATAAGGATATGTACTTCTTTTTGCTATTGTAGGATCTGTTTCTACATCTTGAAGACTGTCAACATCATACCCATTGTAATTTTCTGTATTCCAAGGCGGCAAACTTTGCGATCCATCTGTCGCACCACAAAGATATCCATCTCTTTTACTTAGCTTTTGATAAAGTAAATCATATTCTGGAACAGCAAAATCAAAAGCAGCTCTGCCATCAGTATCCGAATTTCTACTTCTAGACCATGTAGTGCCAAGATAATATGGCGTTTTTCTAGTAGAAGCTTCAAATATTACCATAATTGTACTGCCTGCTGGAGGAACCCATGTGGCACCACAATCATCAAAACCTCCAAATGAAGATAATGGATATGCATACGGTAAAGATTGCCAATCAGCGTCTGGTAAATTTAAAATTGGAGAAAAGAACTTAACTCTATTCTGCTTGTAATAATCTACCGTACTTACACAAAGACAAGAATAAACACCATAAAGATTCGCTTTCTGCTTTAAAAATGTAAATGTTGATTTACTACTATATTGAGATTTTAAATTTTTAAAATCTGTCTCTAATGAGTTTAATCTAAGTTCTTGTTCTCTTCTTGTACTAGACATAAAACACCTTTATTTTTTACCGACAGACAAACTTTCCGGAATAGCTGAAGATACTTTTAATACAGTTTCAAACTGACCTTTATCATTAATACTATGAACTATGCCTGATACATAATAATTGCTTCTAGAAAAATACGGATTAACAGAGGATGAGGTAAGTGCATAATCACACCCTAAATTCTCATATCCTCCAATAGCATATGGTTCTAAATATATTATAGAAATAAATGTTCCAACAATACTTAACGGGCTTGCATACCAAGGATCACCTATGATTTTTAAATCTGCTTCAATTGGGGAAGCAACTTCAGTAATTTTTGATGCCTCTGAATTTGCCCACAAAGCTTCAAACTCTTTGTCGTTAGCAATTTTAGGAGCCCTAAAGTTTAAATTTGCAGATGGAACCGCAACGAATGTTTCTACGCCGAACCCTTTTTGATCATTTTTTTCATTGCATTTTCCAGGAATTTTGTTTCCGTCTTTTACATCTTTTGGTTGATTATTATTGGCAGCATTAGCATTTGGACCTGGTGAAGCCATAGCATTTACTGGCACTAATTCTATTTTTGGAGAAAATGATAAAACAGAAGATGAATTTCCACCATTTACAACATATGTAATTAAAGGACATTGTGATTTTTGTGTCGTTGCGCATCCTTCTTTGTTATTATCATTAAAAGTATCTTCTACAATATATAAAAACGGTCTTCTACTTCTACAATCCATCATAAAAAACATTCCATTTCCTTTTTCTGTTACAACAGAATTACACCATGTTCTAGCAGCATCCATTCCTGTTAGACCATCTGTATTATAAATACTATTTGGACCTTCGCTCCCTCCACCATCAGAAGAAGCAAATTTGAATTTTTTTATTACTTTTTGTGCTAAAGCTGGATCATACGCTACTCCTTGGGAATTGCCGAAAACATTTGGGGGTCTAACTGCTGTTGCAAACATAAAAGATGGCTTGTTATCAGCTTTTGAACCAGATTCTATTTTGCAATTTGTAGTTTTAATAGTATTGTCAATAGCATTTTGTAAATTAGACTTGTTTTGTTCAGTTCCAAAAGTTTCTTTGCTTTTGCTTCCTATTTGAGAACCTAGTGTTAAATCAACCATTGTAAGTTTATAAACCCAAAAACCATTTTCTGTTTCTAAATCTATTTTTTGAATTAAAAAATTTAAATAATAGGATGTACTACGATCTGCTGAAAAAGGATCTACAGGAGGATTTTGTTCATCACCTAATATGGTTATGGTTTGAGATGTTGATAAATCAAAAACTTTCTTATTGCCAAATTGATCAACATATATCCATCCAAAATTACATAACACAGTTAGTGGAGAAGGATCAACCGCACAATCTTTTCCTG